TCGTAGTCCTTTGCGGCTTGCCCTCCGATCCTCTGTGCCTGCTCGAGTTGAGCCAGTTGAGGCTGCAATTCTGCAATCTTTTCTTTCACCGTTGCAAGACCGGCCGCCTGTTGCTCCTCGGCCGACCCGAGCTGCCCGGTCGTTTTGCCCTTGCCCGATATTGGTTGCTCGAGTTTGTCGCGCTGTGCGACGAGCTGGCTCATCTGATCCTGTGCCTGTGCGAGTTTCACTGGATCGCCTGCGGCTGCAGTTATGAGTGTGCTCAGCATTCCCTCAAGACCCGAGGCTGCCTGCTTTGCGAGGTTGGCAATCATCAAAATGCGGAAGACGGACATTGCTCCCTCCATCGAGGACGTAGCTTTGCCTGCCGAGGCCGCGGCACTGTCACTCATTGCAATGAACGCTGCGTCTACTTCCGTCTCTGTCATAGTCCCGAGTGCGGCTATATCCTCGAGAGAGGTTTGCCAGCTCTCACTCGATGCGCTTGCTGAGGCGAGCGCACTATCAGAGAGGCTTGAGAAAGCACTGTCTCCCTCCTCCACCATCGTGGCGTTTGCTCCGGTTATCGACTCGTCTGCATCGGTCCACGCGTTCACTGCTGCCATGGCAGCGTCTACGGCCGCCTCCTCTGAAGCGGTGAAGGCGCTCGTCATGCTTTCCGATATGGAATTGGCGGCCTGCCCAATGGAGGTCGCCATCCCATCTGCAGTCGACGCGACTTCCTGCAGCGTTGAGCTCGCGTCGTCTACCGCAGTGATATTAATTTGTAAGTCGTTTTCTCCCATGGTGTTTATGATTTAGAGCGGCGCTCTCGCTCCTCCGACTCCGACTGCATCATGGTGAGCAGTATGGCGATGAAGAACGTCGGCTGCTCTGAGTACTCTTGGTATGTCCAATGCATCTCTCTGCAGAGAATCGCGGCGACCATCTCCGGCGTGAGGTCTCTCGTCCACCCGTTAGCGAAGTAGTTGTCCCACGCGTACTTTACTTCGCTGGCGCTAAAGAAAGGCCAGCAGCCTCTTTGATCTGCTTGACCGCATCGTCGTATTCACCGCTTGGCAAATTCTCGAGGGCATCCACTGGTGCCTCGGTACTGCCGTCGAATGAGACTACGAGGCTCTCTATCTGCTTGCGCTCGTATCCGATCGCGTTCTCGAGAGGCATCTTGGGCTTCTCGCCCGCCTCTACGGCACCTACACCCTTGAAGAGTGCCGCCTTGAGCTCGTTGTTTTCTTTGCCGGTAAGGTACGCCTTGATTACGACTGTGTGGCCCCCGCTAGTGGTCAATGTCTTTTGTTCTCGTTCCATAGTATTGCTTTTTAATTTTAGTAACCTGAGGTGATAGTGTTTCGGAGGGTGAGGTCAAACATTTCCGAAGCGCTGAGTGAATAAAAGGCGGTAAATTTCACCGTTTGTGAGACGATGCCCTTGTTGTCTATTTTGCGTGATACCTCACTGAGCTTCACGCGCGCGAAGTTCGCAGTGAACGTCGGGTGCGATGTCGTTCCAATCGTAACGCCGGAGACCATCTTGACGTTGATTGCTTTGTAGATATCGCCGAGCATCACTGTGTCGATGAATGTGCGGTCGGTGTAGTACAGCTCGAATGTGCCACTTACCTGCATTGCCTTGTTGAGACGATCGACGGGGTTTATGTTGCCGAGTACCTCGTCGTCTTCAGTGTTGGCCTTGAATGAAAGCTGCACCTTTTTGCTGTTGACTGGTGTTGGACCGAAGGTCAGCGTGCCGATCGCTCCGGTCGATGCTGCCGAGAGGTCGAATGCTGCAGCGCCCACAATCGTTGCGATTGTCGTGCCAACTGGCACGTTGGTGCCGGAGACCGTCATGCCCACCTGCAGGAGCGTGGTCGAGATTGAAAGACTCGTGACGTGGATTGATGATGCCGCGGTGCCGGTCGCTGTGAGCGTGCCGTTTGCGCCAGCCAACGTCGGAGCGTATCCGATGGTGATGTCTTGCGGACGGAATGCATTGTCAGCGGCGTACGCTACGGTGTTGGCCTGTGACGCGTTGCGGTTCGCCTTGATCGTCGCCTTGTACATTGCGTACTTGTCGAGCTCACAGGTCACGTCGAGGCTGTCTATCATGCCGAGTGGGTAGACGAGCCCGGTCGATGCGTTTGGCTCGTAGACACAGACGGAGAGCGATGGGTGTTGCGCATTTTGTGCAACGGTGAAGACGTGGTCCTTCACACCTGTTTCGACTGCGCCGATAGTGTCAGTACCCATGAGCGCCATCAAAAGCAAGCCGAAGCCTGTATCTGATACGCGGCCCTCGAGTACTGCCTCGCTGTATACGTTACTCACTTCCTGTCCGACGCCATCCTCAATCACGCCGATGGAGGTCTCATCCTTTGCGACCTTTACTTTGTCGTCGACGGTGAGCGATGAGTCTGGCAGCCAGTACGTTGCGACGACTGCAGTGCCGCGTGTCGACTCTTTGCCGATACCAATATCAAACTGATGCCCGATAAATTTAGTCATGATTACTTTTTAGTTGGTTCTTTTAATAATTCCGCGAGCTTCGACTCTGCCTCAGCTTGCGACGTTGCGCTTATTGTCTTCCCGTGAATAGGGAAGAAGTACTCACGCATCGTCATGGTTTCGGCAGTCGTTGCCGGTGCTTCTTGCTTTGCTGTTTCTGTGGTGTCTTCAGACATGGTGTAATTATATGCTACTACCGGAGTTGCACAATCGAGGCGACTGCGGTAATGGCTCCCTCGATCGACCACGAGCCTGCCTGCCTTTTGTTCATCACCATTCCGTAGTCTATTTTTGTCGGGGTGCTGATGTCAGTGTAGATTTGGTGCGTCGGGTCAACGCCGAGGTTGTGACGCAAAATATAGAGCAAGGACTGGGGTTTTAATAGGTACGTCACTGGGTCGCGGCCCTCGATGAGGTCGTAGAGCGTTGCGTTGCCCGGGACGAGCGTGGTCTCGTCGGATATGTCTTTTCGGATGTCGGTCACCACGGTCAGCACAAGAGTCACCATGTGGATATCTTCGGCGTTGGTGAACTTTGAGACAGTGCTTTGTCGTTTTGCAACGATGAGTGCGGGCATCATCGAGACGGGAATCACTACTGGGTCTCCCGCATAAATGGCACGGAAGGCGCTCGTGTTTGCCTTCACGAGGTCGATATACTTTTGAATTATAGGGTCGCTTTGTTGTGTTGTCATAGCTATCTATTTGCCTCCTCGATGAATTGCCTCTGGAAGTTTTTGACGACTACCTCGCGCAGGTTCTCGGTTAATTTCATCATAACACGACGGGGCATCTTGTTGCGCGGTGCACTGCTCTGGTGGTACTTGAAGTATTCGGCCGCGTTCCAAATCTTCAGCGACGTCGCGTCTGCCTGTGAGAGGAAGCTCTCGCGCATGGTGCCCGTCGCCTCGAGGATGCCTTGGTCAGGGTACAACTTTGCTTTGCGCTTTGCGTATGCCATTGAGAGTGGCGACCAGTCCTCGTCTATCGCTCCGCCCTCAGTCTCGAATACTTCGTAGCTGAAAAACTCCACGAGGTCTTCAGCGCTCTGCTCGAATGCCGGGGTCCAGTCTTGTACGGCGTTACCTATATTCAGCAGCACGCGGGAGAGTTCCATCTGGCCGCCGACGTTGAATTGCAGGCGCATAGTTTTAGAAGCGTTGGCCGATTGTAAATACTGGAGGTTCGCAGTCGGTGTCGTCTGGGTAGCTTTGTACGCCGTTGGAGAGGATGCGTGATTGCATCTCCAGCTTGTCGGATCCGAGGAGTTGCTGGCCTCCGGGTGACTGCAGTCGCTTGAGTACACCGCGCGCTTCACCGAGCCACTTGATACCTTCTCCGTCTTTGCCGAGCTCCTGATAGTCCATGTACCCGGCCGCGAGTAGCATGGTGCAGTTCTCTACGAGGAATGGGATCTCCGGCGAGCCGGTGCTGTTTATGAGAGGGAGTATGTATCGTGCGTTGAGGTAACTGTCCACTTCACTCTCTGCGCGCTTGCGGTAGACCTCAATCAGTCCGTCGGTGACGTAGGGGTTGTTGGTGAGGCCACCCTGCTTTCTGATTGCGTAGAGGCTGCAGTAGCGCACGCTCTCGTCGGCGAGTACGGTATCTGCATCGACGAGGTTGCTCTCGTCTGTCGTGGTGCTGTTGTAGTAGGTGCTCTTGAAGTATAGGTATCCCTCGCCTCCGGTGTACTCGAGAATAGTGCCTTGCGGGTCGTTGACTGCGATCGTCACTGGCGAACCGTATCCTGTCAGCTCGGTGTAGCTTCCGGTTGCGGTCAGTGATCCGTAGAATTTGCGCTCGTTGTATCGGTACTTCACTACTGGGTCGTCGATCTGATGCGCGAGTGCCAAGGTTGCGACGGTGATTGTCGTTGCTGCCACTGCAGTGATTTTGCAAAGCTCGGCCACTTCACTGCCCTCGAGTCCGATGACGACGTAGTCGTTCACTGCAAAGCCGGCACTGTTGACGATGCTCAAGACTACGCTCGAGCCTGCTGTTGCGGCCGCGCTCAGTGCGCTGCGCTCTCGTTTGATAAAGTCCTCGGTGGGTGCTAGGAGTACTTTCATAGTGGTAATTATAGCACCGTGCGCTCGGGTGTGCGCGTGGTGAGGGTGGATAATATTTTGGTTCCTGTTTCGACTGTCGTCTGCGCTCTACTGCCTGTGGTGATGGTGTCGGTTTGTATGGTCTTCGTTGGAAGTATCTGTGCTCGCTGGTGCGTCGTGAGGACGTGCCTGCCTTTGCCTTGCTTTACCTGTGCCACGATCGACGCGGTCCCGGTGATATTCTGGGTCGTAATGGCGGAAACGGTCGCTTTGCCCGTCTCGGTGCGACTGGTGGTGTATTGGAGGCGTGCTTTGCCCATCTCAGTGGCCGATGAGGTCTTCAGGAGGCGTGAGGTGCCCTGAATGGCCCGGGAGGTGGTAATGGTCACTCTCGCCTTACCTGTGGCGGTCTGGGCGGTCTGGGCGGTCTGGGCGGTAATTCGTGAGGTGCCTGTCTCTGTGCGTGCCACTGCTTTGGTGATGCGAGCTACTCCGGTCTCTGTCTTACTGGTTTGAACCTGCAAGCGTGCCACACCCGTCTTCGTTTGAGTCGTCGTGCGCAGGATGGAGGCTTTGCCGGTCTCGGTTCGTGCGGTCGTCGTAGTGATGCGGCCGACACCACTTTCGGTCTGAGAGGATGTCTTGAGGATTGCAGCTTTGCCGGTCTCGGTCTTTGAGTCGATCGTGGTTATGCGGGCGAGGCCGGTCTCGCTCTTTGTCGTAGTCACGGTGATTCGCGCTACTCCGGTCTCGGTCTTTGCTGTTACTTTAGTGATTCGCGCTACGCCCGTTTCAGTCTTCGAAGTGGAGACGGTGATACGTCCGACACCAGTCTCGGTCTTTGAAGTTGTGAGTTGCACTCTCGCTATACCCGTCTCCGTTTTCTGTGTCGTTACTTGCACGCGTGCTACGCCGGTCTCAGTGCGCTGGGTAGTCACCTTGATATTTGCGACACCTGTCTCGGTCTTCGTTGTTGTGGTGGTTGACGAGGCGATGTTTGCCACACCACTCTCGGTCCTCGAGGTCGATACCGTTACACGGGAAACACCCGACTCTGTCTTGGTCGTTTTTGCAGTGATTCTCGATACGCCGGTCTCGGTCTTCAGGGTGGTTGCAGTCACACGGCCGACACCCGTTTCTGTCTTCAGGGTTGATGCGGTAATGCGCGCCACACCACTCTCGGTCTTCGTGGTCTGGATCTGAATGCGAGCGAGGCCTGTTTCTGTTTTTGCTGTCACTGCAGTCACTCGAGCGATACCAGTCTCCGTCTTGGTGCTGGTGATTTGAATGCGAGCTACTCCGGTCTCAGTGCGCGCGGTGCTCACCTGCACGCGAGCTATACCACTTTCGGTCTGATTTGTGGTGCGGAGGATCGCGGCTTTACCAGTTTCTGTGCGCGTCGTGGTAGCGGTTATCCGGGCGAGTCCAGTCTCGGTTCGTGAGGTCGTCGCGGTCACTCTCGAGAGGCCGGTTTCGGTCTTCAGGGTAGTGACAGTGATTCGAGATACACCCGTCTCCGTCTTGGACGTCGTGGCTGTAATACGTGCCACACCAGTCTCAGTCCTCGATGTGGTGGCTGTTACACGGGAAACGCCGGTCTCAGTGCGGCTGGTTGTCGCTGTGACGCGCCCCACGCCGGTTTCGGTCCTTGGAGTGGTTGCGGTGATCCTCGCCTTACCTGTGGCAGTCTGGGCTGTTGTGGCCGTGATTCTGGCTATGCCCGTGGTGGTCTTTGAGGTCGTTACTTGGATTCGTGAGACTCCTGTCTCCGTACGCGCTGTGGTGATCTGGATGCGACCTACACCAGTCTCTGTCTGAGAGGTCGTCTTCTGCACGCGAGCGACACCGTTCTCGGTTTGGGTCGTCGTAATATTCCGGGTGTTGCCCGGGTTTTTTATTGCGTGTGATCTAAGTGCGATGAATGCCATGGGATTGGTGTGTCTGTCGCATTGGATTGCGGCCGGCTGTTTTTATTTTAAGACCTGATTATCTTTCGACCTCTGAGGTTGCTAATAAATGTACCGTCTCCGGGCTTGAATGGTGCTGGTTTGTAGCGCTCCTCGGTGCGCCCTTTGCCGAGTCTTTGACTGTCGTAGTACACGATGATCTGGCAGGTTTGTATGTCAACGACCGCTGTCGCATCGGATGTACTGGTTAGGGTGCAAGCAATGGCTGCCCCGAAGCCCGAGTTGTTGATGTCCGATGCCACAAGCGTGAGCCCCCAAAGATCTCCAAGACCGCCATACGGTTGCGTCCCTTGATACTGAGGAGCACCTCCAGATTGCAAAGCGTATGCAGTCACGGTGTCGGCCTTGTCGGTGCTCGCTGCTATTGAACCGTTAGTCACGAGCTTTACGTTTGCGTCTTTTACGGTCGGGCCCGTGGTGCCTTTGTACTTGCCAATGCGCACCTGTATGCCTTGGATGACGGCATCGGCGGGTAGTTTGAATCCAAAATTTGTGCATTTTAGATAGTGCGTTGTCTTAGTGGTGTTGACAACTCCTGTGCATGTCGTGGCGGTACTGATGCTATTGTAATTTCCCGCGATTGTGTTTGGGCTTGCCCACGTTTGAGTGCCTACGGTGGAGTCATCGGCCGCCGTGCCACATGTGGTGTATGGTGTTACGTTTCGTGACATAAATTATACGCGCTCGAGTCGAAAGCGATGGAGCGAGCTGTCGACCATGGCAGCTGCTTTTTCTGGATCAATCGGGATACCGAAGTCTCTTATTTTTTCAAACTGCTTGACTGGGTCAGCGATTACATCTCCGTAGTTTACTTCCAGAATCTCCATGTCTGGACGCTTGCGCAATGCCTCCAGCGTCGCATCTTTTATTTGGTCGTAGAAATGAGTGGCGACCTCCATGTGGCCCCACGTTGTATTTGGAGAGAATGCCCGCATCGAGGCGCGTACCTCATCTGGGTTGCGCGTCATAAACACCACCTTGTACGCTCCGGGGCGAAGGATGTGGAGGTCGCGCCGGAACACTTTTACGACCTTGCCCTTGTGGTCGGAATGAAAGCTCGGCCAGTCTGTTTGCTCGTCATCGGTGTGATAGAAGCCATTGGGGTTGGGCGTATAGTCACTGTTGCCGTAAATCAAATTCCATGCCGTGTCGAGGAACGGATCGAAGTACGCCTCTAGGCCACCAGCCTCAAGACAGCGCATCATCATTGATGATCCGCTACGGTGGAAGCTACTGACGATGTAGACGGTGTCATTTTTCATAGGGGTATTGTTTGCCGGTGCGGCCGCCTTCGATGTAAATAAAGCGACATCCAGTGATGTGTCGCACTTCTTCACGCAGTTTCCTGTACGGACAAATTGTGGAGACAATGATGTCGAAGCCCTGACGGTCAAGTTCCTTTGCCAATCGAGCGATGCGCAGGTTATTTTTCCAGCGGTCCGCTTTCGTAAAGCCCAAGCCCGGCCACACCGCGCGCATGGCGTCGCCATCGAGCAGTATTTCGTGCCTGCGCATCTTGTTGGCGAGGGTTGTTTTGCCGGCCCCGCTATTTCCGGTCAGCCAAGTTATCATTGCGTATTTGTGTTGCTGAGATGGCCTCAAGCTCTGGACTAAGGTGTACCTCTCGGATGCCGTACCCGACCTTTCTGCCGTACACGATTTCTTCGATGTCGGGGAGCGTGATAATTTTTACCCTTTCCTCGTTAGGGAAGTATGCGCGTATGAATGCCGTGCGCTCATCAATGGTGTACGGGTCTGTGTCGCTCTTTGGTGTGTCCCTCAGCGCAACGCAGACACTCTTGCCCTCGTCGAGTAGCCCTTGCACTATCGCCGCATGCGCTTTGTGAAACGGCTGGAATCGTCCGGGGTAGAGTGAGTAAATCATGGTTTTAGAAGAGGTCGAGATACTCTGGAGTGAAGTTGTCGGCGAGCTTTTTCTTGAGTGCCACAAAGTCGTCATGCTGCACTGTTGTAAGGCCTCGCGCGACCGCATGCACAAACTTTTCAAAGCGCTGCAGGTCTGCTGCGTATTCCTCGCGTGGCGTTAGAGTCTTTGGCTCCGGTGCGTGGATGTCATGGGTAATTTCCTCGCTCGGAGTTACGATCGCTTCATGGATTGCTGGCAACTCATTTAAGTCTGCGAGACGTGCCTTGATGCACTCTGTAAGCCATCCCTCCGGCTGGCCGCGGCTTACGACGATGTACTCCTCGAATGTGTCGGAGTCGCTTTTATATTGCACCTGTACCTTGAGTTGCCCACGCTCAAGTACCTTGCCGATTATTTTTGCGGAGTAAGCCATGTTAGTTGAGTGCCTCGAGCGTGTACTGCATGCCGGTGATTGATCCGGTGGTGACGGTCGACTGATACGTCAGCGAGAGTGCGGTGTCGGCGTTGAGCGCAACGGTAACAGCGGCCGGTGTGTTGGTGCTTGCGCCTCCGGCTGAGCCCATGAATGCTGGTGCATTGTTGCTCGCTGCGAGCTGCTGGGCGAGGGTGACGAGTCCCATTGCGAGGATGGTGCCCGATCCCCCGTTGGAGCGGACAGTCAGGTCAATCACCATCGTTGCCATGATGTCTGTCTCGGCGGTGATGTTGAGTGCGATGGCGCTCGTCGTTGCAAGCAGTGTACCGGCAACGCCTCCCCATCGAAGACGGAAGGTAATGGAGCCCGGTGTCGTCACTACGTTGGAGTACTTGAACCATGCGGTGATGCGCAGTTTGCGGCCGTCACGCATGAAGCCGTTCGGGATAGTGTTGTCAGGGAATAGGATGGTCTCCGATGAGCCCGTGATGGCTGTGCCGTTGATGCCTTGCTCATCGGCGATCTCCTCTACCCATAGTTGTCGTGACATAAAATTGTTTAGTCGAATTGCATTACTCGTTGATAAGTTTGTTGCCCGGGCACCTTCCATCCCATGCGGTAGACAACGTCATGACTCAGCTCGGTATCCTTCTCCTTGCCCTGATTGAATTTGTGCGTGTGCTGGCGGAAGAATATCAGCTCGAAGCCCGGCATCTCCTCCTCGTGCATGTTGAATGCCACCCCGTCAATTTCGAAGTGGCCGTCACGTAGGTCTACGCCGAACTCATGCCCTTCCCCCTTGAGGACGAAGGACACGAGTTGCTTTTGCTTGGCGAGCTCGAGAACGTCGAAGAATTGAGAACGCTTCCCGGGTTCGATGATGCTCTGGTCATCTGGCGTCTGCACGATGGACGAGCCATCGATGAAGGTCGCAGTGAAGAGGTACTTGAGCGGAATGATTGATGCTGTAGTCATTGGATTGACGTTACTGGGTAATGGTTTAGATGCCTGTGAGCCCGGCGATGAGTGCTGCCTTCTTCTCCTCGATGGATGCCTGAGTTATCTGGCCCTCGTTTGCTGCCTTGTGGGCTGCGATGAGTTCAGCGAGTTGTGCTGCGTCGGTCCCGGCTGGGAACTTGACGAAGTGACCGCTCTCTACGCTCGTGAGCACAATCTCCCCGGCTCCATCGATGTCGATCGTGTGATCGCAGTCCTTCTGCAGGGATGCGTCAAACATTACGACCTTCTTTGATGTATCTGTGTCCATACTTAGTTCTCGTTATACTGAAGAGTAAGGGTCACCGTCGCCGTATCGCCTGCGGCTGCCGAGCCAGATGTCTGGAGCTGGGTGGTGAGGTAGTTGGTGTAGCATGGGTTGGTCGCCTGAGACGCTGCCATCGTTGCTGCCTCTGGTCCGGTGCCTCCGAAGAAGACTGCCACGCCAGAGCCGATTGCGACGGCTGTCGTCATGTCGACGGTGAGCGATGCGTTTGTAGAGGCGCTCGGTGTCGTGTAGGCCAAGCCTGACGTCGTGGTACATGCTGGGCATCCCTTGAGTGTGAGTCCGGTGCCGAACGCTACCGACGTGTGTGCGAAAAGGCCCGCACTGATCTGGTTGAAGGAGCCCGAGAAGTGTCCGAAGTTCCAAATCTCGAAGCTGTTACTACCGGCAGTGATTGGCGCTGCGGAGTACGCGGTGCCCACGGTGTCGGTGTTCTTCCAGTTGGTGTCGGTGATCGCAGTGGTGCGAGTCGTGCCCTTTGTTGGAGAGCCCGTCTGCGTACCTGTGTCACGTTCAAATTCGAATGTTGCTGCCATGGTGGTTTCGTTTACTAGTAATTATTGGTTCTTGATTGGGATGACTTGGCCCCAGAAAGCGGCGTTTGCGCCGGTGAGTGTTACTACGAAGCGAACGTCTTTTGTTGGTACGGGGATCTTCACGATGAAGCGGTCAATGGACGATGCTGAGTTGCCTCCAACAGTAGTTGATGCGTATGGGATGTTGATTGCGTCAACGGTTCCGTATGCATAGGTCGGGTTTGGTGTAGTCGTTGAAATGTTCACGAGGATGCCGTAGCCCTGATACCAGTCGATGCCGTCGACACTGTACTCTGGTGTGATGTGTAGCACCGCACTCGTCGAGCTTCCGGTGAGTTGGCCTGCGAGGTAGACGAACTCCGCCTTGGTCGCTGCCTGTGAGCCACTCGGTACTGCAGTCGCCACACTCGAGTTGGTGAGCGTGTTGTACGTCAGTGTCGATGTGGCGTTGCCGGGTGTCATGTACGCTGGGGTCGACGTTGCTGCCGATGTCTGGACAGTGCCCGAGAAGTA